GGACGTCGAGGGCGTCATCGAATAGGCTCATGGGTCACTCCGTCAGGGCGCGGGCATAGACGCGAGCGATCGCGTCCTGTCCCGGTTGACTCAGAAGGATCTCGGCGTCCTGTCGGTTCGTAAAGAACCCGAACTCGCACAGGACCGCCGTCCCCTTCGTCTTCGTTAGAACATAAAATCGCGCCTCGTGATCTTCGTCGCCGTCGCTCCAGTCACCCTTCCGAACTTGGAGAGGTTGACCCGGAACCGTTCTGAGGGCGTCATAGAATCGAGCCGCGAGCCGGTCCGATCGAGTCGAGCCGGGAGAGGTGAAGACCGAGGCGCCTCGGGCGGGGAGGGACGGCCCGGAAGCCTTCGAGCCGATCGCGTTCGAGTGAATCGAGACGAAGGGGGCACGGTACGCCGTCCACAGTTCGTTGGCATAGGCAACCCGATCACTCAGGGCCGTGTCCCGCTGTTCGAGTTCGAGTTCGGACGGGGGTCGAGTCCACTCTCGAAGGGCGACGCAGTCGAAGACCCGGACGCCTCTTCGGATCAACTTGGCGAAGACCTTCGCGGCGATCGCCCGGTTGATCAGTCCCTCACCGACCCACAGCGTCGGGTTCGAGTCCGTGAACCGGTACTGCTTCCCGGCTGTCACGTACTGACCCCCGACGATCCCGCTGTGGCCGTAATCGATCGCGACGACTTCAGGCATCGATCCCCCCGGGGCGGTTCCCGTCGCGAGCGTCATCGAGAGCGACGATCCGTTCGAGGTCTTCGATTGAGATCGCGGACATCGCTCCGGACAGTGTCGGCGCCTCGATGTCGGCGTCGAGCTTACCGCCGAACGAGATGTCGAGGATCACCGTCGCCGCTCGGATCGCGTCGGCGTCCTTCACGTACTCCCCCGAAGAGTGACGATCGAGGACTCCGGTCAGGGTCTCGACCGCTTGACGTGTCGCTGAGATGATCATCAGGTCAGCGGACCGACGAAGCTCGCGGCGGCGTTCGGCAAGCTGGGTCATGTAGTCCGGGCGCTTCCGGTACTTCCGGACCGCCTCGGGCGAGAGGTCGAGGGCCTCGGAGATCTGTCGGTTCGTCTTCCCGACGAGGATCAAGTCGACGATCCGATCGACCGTCGTCTCGATGTCGGCGGGCGTCTTCCTTCGTTTACTCATCGATCCCCCGGGCGATGCTGTCCCACTTCGCGATGTTGGCGACCGCTCTCAGGGTGTAGTCCGAGACGAAGCAACCGTCGACGATCATCACATCCCCGAAGGGAGTAACCACCCCGACCCGGATCGTCTCTTCGTCGAAGCCCTCCTCGCGGATCGCCTCGATCACATCCTCGGGACTGTCGAAGCTCGGAAGGTCGAGGATCTCGTCGGGACGGGTCGCGGTCCACCGCTCGCCCTCGAAGCCTACGGTGACAACGATCGTCCAGCTATCGGTCATCATGTCGACGCCTCCGGTCAAGGCTTGACGAGAGATCTCCAAGCCCTGATCACCCTATCCGGATCCCCGGACTTCCGGAACGCCGATCGCGCCTCCGGGCTCAGCTTCCATGCTCCCCTGTGGCCCTTGCCAGCCGGAGCGCCGGGGCGTCGGGAGTACTTGACGAGCCCCGCCCGGTGAAGACGACGGAGAACACCTCGAACCGCCTCGTCGGGATCACGCTCGAAGGCTGCGACCTGTCTCTCGATCCCTCGGAGAAGGTCTCGGCGCCGGACAGGGCGATCGGTCTGAAGTAGTCCCCAGACCACGATCCACCCTGTCGGCTTCATGCTCGCGACGATCTGAAGATATTCGGCTTCGGTCTCGACGTTCATCGGTACAACTCCCAGACCGCTTCTCGGACGGCCTTCATCACCTTGTCATAGCGTCCGCCGTCGATCGCGAGCTTCGCGGGACGGCTGATCGTGTACTCGTTCGTTCGGTTGTCCGAGGCCGTGGCGATGATCGCCCCACGGACCCGGAGGGCGTGGAGGTCCGTTCCGATCTTGCTCGTCGTCGGCTTCTCCACAGCCGAGATCGCGAACCGGATCTCGGCGAGCGTCATCGGATGAGGTGACAGGGCGAGAGCGTCGAGAATGAGCGCCCGCGTCCCTGTCAGGTTCAGAACATACCGGGCCACCCGGCGCTCCTCGATCGTCTTCATGTCGTCCCCCCGAAGAGTGAGATCTGAGCCGGGTCGATGGCGACCGGCTTCGGAATGTCGATCGGCGGTCCGGGCTCCGTGTCCCTCCACGCCCGAGGGCGCTCGACGGCGTGACGGATCCGGGCCTCGGCGATCCGATGATACTCGGGAGACATCTCGGCGCCGAGATACCGGAAGCCCTCCAAGCTCGCTGCGATCCCCATCGTCCCCGAGCCACAGAACGGATCAAGGATGAGTCCGCCCGGAGGAGTGACGAGGCGCCCGAGCCATCTCATCAGCCGGACAGGCTTCACGGTCGGGTGGAAGTTCCTCACCTCCGACGCGGTCCGACCGGCTCCGGCTCTCGGATTGTCGAGGCCAGCGGTCCCTTCCCTCCTCTGAACCGCTTCGGCTCCGGTCCGGGTCGGGAGGCCAGCGGTCCCCCGTTCGCGTTCGCGCCTCGACGGCTTCGGACAGTGGTATAAGTTCGCGGGGAAGCGTCCGGCGATCACGGCTTGATCCTCGACTCGGCGTTCGCGGATCTTGAAGGTCGAAGATCCTCGCAGGCCGTTCTCACCTCCGGCGCTCGGGCGACGTCGATCGGTGTCATCGTTCGGACCTATCCACCCCGGATCGCCCGGGAGGAACCGACAGGCGTCGACGTTCAGGGGACCGACCTCCCATCGAAGGACGGAGTCGACGAGGGATCTGTCGGGAGCCTTCCGAGCGAAGACCGCAGGCTCGATCGCGGGCTTCAGCGCCGACCCCCATCCGTCCCACCTTCGAGCGTCGGCTGTGTGTCCGAGGGTGATGTCGACCGAGACAGTCCCCGAGCCTCCGATCGTGTGACGAGGACCCTCGCCCGGAAGACTGATCCCGGCGCTCCGGCTCCCGATGACTTCGCGCCTCTTCGCGTTCTCGGACTCGACCGAACGGATCGCGACCTCCTCTTCGACCCATCGAGGAGGGCTCTCGGGGAGAAGGTGACGAACCGCGTCGAGGTGTTCCCTCGTCATGATCGCGGGCTGTGTGGCTTCGGTCGTGTAGTGGCCACCCATCGCCGTGTTCGTCGCTTCGTTGATCTGTCGAGCGGTGAGGCCTGTCGACCTGATCCACGCGGTGAACCGGAGCCGCCGGAGATGCTGAGCCTCGGCGGCGTCCCGGCGGTCGATGTCCATCGAGACGGATCGGGACTTGGGGAACCCGCTCCAATAGACCCAGCCGACCTGATCGCGGATCTGCAGTCCGGCGTCCTCGATGGCGACGGCGAGCCGATGGACCGTCCGGGTCGACGCGAACGCGATCAAGTGTCCCCCGGGCTTCAGAACTCGAAGACACTCCCGAGCCCACGACACCCCGGGCACGCCTGCGTCCCAGTGTTGACCCATGAAGCCGCCGCGAGGACCTCGACCCTCGGCGCGAAGGGCGGCGAGTTCGTCCCACGTTCGAGAGCGACCGTCCGGGCTCAGGCCGTAGGGCGGATCGCACACGATCGAGTCGACGGAGTTCTCGGGGAGTGACCTCATCAGGTCGAGACAGTCCCCGAGGTGAACCCGTGGGGGCGCCCCGATCATCGGTTCACGTCCCGGGCGACCTGAACGAGAGCGACGACGGCGACGACCGCGATCCCGAAGAGGAGGACCGCCATCCCGGCGAGCGCCGAGAGGGGGACCTGAGCCGGGTCGACATACGCGACCCCGATCAGGATGCACACGACGAAGAGGAAGAGGGCGAAGTGATCGGCGGTCATCGACACACCTCGACGAGCTTCCCGGGTGAAGCGAAGAGAGCGAGACCGATCGCGTCGACGAGATGTTCGTCGGCGGTCCATGTTCCCTTCCAACTGTCCCAGAAGAGATCCCACTCGATGATGCTCGACCGGACCTTCGAGGGCCTTCCGTGAAGGCAGTCCGCGAGGCCTTCGTCGATCGTGGCCTTCCCGGCGCTCGTCGTCATCCGGGAGACGGCGGGGACCCACTTCGAGTACCCCGGGCGAAGGATGTCGCCGTGGGTCAGTAGCCCGAGGACGGCGACCCATCCCCCCGCGTCTTCGGCGAGAGGGATCAGGCCGTTAGTGCGGATCGCGAAGAGGCCCTCGACCGCCGCCGTCGTGAAGGGCTGAACCGACCGATCTCCCCACAGGGGATCGAGACCCCCGGCGAGTCGTCGGAAGACCTCGAATGGGGAGTCGGTCAAGGTGTGATCGACGACCTCCCCTTCTGCGTGCATAATGAAGGCCCGGATCCGGTGACCCCCTGACCTTCTCGCCTTCCATGTCATCGCGAACCGAAGGTCGAAGCCGCCTCCGGGCTCCGACTCGATGACGGCGGCGGCGCCCGCCCTCGGTCCGGGGTCAATGCCGACGAAGAGCCGACCGGGTTCCGTCCACTGTTGAACCTTGAAGTGTTTCACGATCTCACCTCCCGAGAGAAGGGTAACCCTCCCCGGGGCGATCCCGCCACCCCGTCGGGTCGTTTTCTGCTACTGACAGCGAGAGCGAGCCTCCGAAGGTGATCGCGCCGAGGGTGTCAGCGTGTCAGTATTCGGGGCGCCGGGACTACTGACAGCGAGAGCCCCGGTCCTTCCCCCTGTCTCGCCCTTTGTCAGTACTGGCGGAAGGTGTCGCGCCTCTTTAGACCCTCCACCACACCCCCCCCTGAACGGATGATCGGGGGAGGGGTCCTCAGTCATACTTTGAAGTGAGAGATCTTCTCAGTCTATACTGACAACGGGGGAGAAGGTCGGTCCCTCGGGCGGTCTCGCTGTCAGTACCGCTTTGGGGGTGAATACTGACACCCTGACAGGGTTCGGACGATCCCCGTCGGACGTCGACTCTCGCCGTCAGGGCGGATCGGTGTCGTCCTGACAGGCTTCGAGGGTTACCGATCGGCGGTCGGAGGTGATCCCATGGTCGAGCGATGGCGGAAGGTTCGGATCGACGGGGTCGTCGTGTGGAGGCATACGAAGACCCGAGCGACCCTCCGAAGACTGTCGGACGGGCGCTGGGTCATTCTGAACCCGGCGGCGACGTATCGGGCGCGGGTCATCGTCGGGGCGACGCCCGAGGAGGCTCTCGCCTCGACGGGGTGGAAGTGTCTCACGTTCCAAGACGGGTTTCCCACCCGGATCGGCGGTGAGTGGCGCTAGGCCTCGGCGATCTTCACGGCTTCCGGGGTGAACCGGTAGCAGGACGGGCGAGACCCTGAAGAGGCAAACCGGACCGGGTGAGTCCGGCGGCCCCCGTTCGTCACGATCAAGCCTTCGCGAGCCCAGTCCTCGATGATGTCGAGCTGGTATCCCTCGCCCTGAAGCCATCGACGGAGACTTCGGGCGATGACGTCGGGACCGTCCTTCGAGACCGGATCCCACCGATATATGACCTCATGGGCGACACGGTCCTCGGAGCCATCTCGGGCCGTCGAGCGAGTCGCGAGCCATCCGAAGAGGTCCCGCAGGGCCTGAAGATGTCTCTCAGCTACCCTCGCCCCGCTCATCGCCTCCCGTTCAAGAACCCCGAGGGCCTCGTCGTTCACCGGATAGTTCAGAGCCCGAGCGAGGATCTGAGCGACCGTGTGAAGGGTCGCGACATAGGGCGCCGCCCTTCCCGCGAACGCCTTCGCCCTTCCGGTCACTCGTTCGGCGGCTCGTTCGGCGAACTCCTCCCGGGTAGCGTTCCACCCCTCCCGGATGATCGACCACGACGATCGGTTCGCGACGAGCCACTCGATCACCCTCGGCCCGAGATGTCCGAAGTTCTCCAAGCTCGCGATCTTCAGTTGTTCGGCGAGGCTCCGGGCGTCCGGTCCGGAGAGTGGCCACCCATGAAGAGGGAGGACGCGGGCGGCGGCTCCCGTGTCGGTCCCGTGTGAGGTGATCGGCATCTCGCCTGTGGAGATCAGGACAGTCCGGAAGCTCGCCGTGCGTCGAAGTCCGTCCGGGGTCGCTCGTCGCTTCGAGCGGGTTCCGGTGATCTGATACACGACCTCGATCACCTTCGAGGGGTTGTCTCGGGCTTCCTTCGTATCGTCGAGGAAGGTCGGGAGGTGACAGGACATCGATCCCGCGTGCTCAATGCTCGCCCGAGTATCGGACCACGATCCGATCAGTCGAGCCGGGTCGCCCCAGACACTCGCGGCGACTTGGAGGGCGGTCGTCTTCCCGCCCGTCGAGGTCCCGGCGATGTCGACGACGAACCCCGGGGCGGCGTTCACGATCCCGAGGATGACCGGAGCGATCGAGGCATAGACCGCGAGGACCGATCTCGGGTGAGACTGGATCGGGTCCCAGATCAGGCGCTCCCAAGCGTGAAGCGATCCCGAGGCGCTGAAGCTGTCGGCGATCTCTTGCTTCCCGCCCTCGACGATGAGACGGACCCCCCGACCCGGAGCCCCGATCGAAGTCGATCCCCACAGGAACCCGAACCGACCCATGGGGCCTTGCCACCCCATGACGGACGCCGCTCGCTCGATCGGCAGGGCCTCATCGTTCGCCCGCTCGAAGGCGGACAGGTATCGGACGAGACCGGAAGCCGTTCCACTGTCGACCGGGACACCGTCGCCCGCGAGCTTCACGATCGATCGGGAGTCCGAGAGGACTCGCCGAGGATAGGTCCCGACCTCCCACGTCCCCGCCGGGGATCGCCACACGAGATCGGCGTGGTACTCTCCGCCCTCGATCGCTCGAACGATCGCGGCGATATAGACCGGACGCGAGGCGATGAGGGGACGATCGTCCGAGTCCGCCTTCGCGGGACCGCCGATCCCTTCCGGAGTGATGACGAAGCCCCGAGGCATGATCAGATCCCCGACCGGTCCCGGCGCCTTCTCCCCGACGAAGTGGACGAGGCGAACCGCTTCGGCCTCCAACTCGACGATCTTCGGACGAGCCTCCCGAGCCTTCTCGATAGCGGTCGAGATGGACTTCGCGAGAGCCCCGCAGCCCTTCACGGCTCCGAGGATGGCGATCGCGGTGTCGACCTGAAGGGCGACCCGAGGATCCGCGAGGTGTCGGACATCGCTGTGCCATGACGACAGGTATCCCCGGACGACCGCTCGGGCGGCGTCATAGTCTGAAGCCCGGGACGCCTCCTCGGCGACCCGTGCGAACTTCTCCGCTGAGTTCATCTGTTACTCCACTGGGATCCCGGCGACGAGGGCCGCTTCGGTGAGGCGCTGGGTCCAACTGTCGACGAAGCTCATCCGGATCTCACCCATGTTTCGACCCTTGTCCGAGTCGTTCAGAAGGTAACCCAGATCGAGAGCGATCACCCTTCCGGCTTCGGTGACTTCGATCGTCCCTCGGGCGACCGCCATCTGGATCGCTCGACCCTTCCGGAACCACAGCCAGCGGTCCCCGGAGTTCATCGCCGCGACCCTCCGGATCATCTTCGGCGCCGGGTGACACTTCCCGTCCCTGATCGTGATCCCCTTCCAACTCTGAAGCCACTCGATCAGGTCATCGTGAACCATGTCGACCGGGAGGGCCTCGGTCACGACATAGAGACCCCAACTCGGGCGAACATCGTCCGACCACTTCGGGCGGTTGTTTCTCCTCTCGACCCCCCTCGCCTTCCGTGACTCCCGGACCTTCGCGCTCCATGCTTCCAGCGCCGCTTCCCCTCTCAGTCTCGCCTCTTTGCTCATCTCATCCTCCTCTTCGTTAGTCATTCCACCCGGCGGTTAGTAGGCTCCAAGCGAGCGCAGCCACCGCCGGAACTTGTCCATTGCCAAGGGCTCGAAGTCGGTCCACCCGATCGGCCACCCCATCAGCCACTCGACGAACTCCGGGTTCATGCTCCCACCACGACCCGCGCCTGAGAACTTCCTCCCGTGTCTCTCGACGTGTTCCTTCAGTTGATCGGCTCTCCACGATCCGTTCACGAACTCCCGATGGACCGCCCCATGACTTAGGGCGAGGCTCTCGCGATAGGTCAACTGTCCCGCGTCGACGAGTCGACGAAGGATCCGGACATCCGAGGTCCCCGAGAGCCCGCTCGATCCGTGCGCCGCCATAGGCGTTGGCCACCATGCCCGACACCCCGGCCACTTCCGCATGGAGGGGCATAGCTGGTTCGCGGTCGCGGCCGGGGTGGCAAGCCACGACCCAGATCCGATCGCGCTTGTGGGGGGCTCCAACGTGACGCGCTCCAAGCACGCCCCACCTCGCATCAAACCCCATCGAGGCCAAGTCTCCGAGAACGACTCCGAGCCCCCGAGAAGTGAGCGCTGGGGAGTTCTCCACGAAGACGAAGCGGGGTCCCACCTCGCGAACGATCCGCGCCATCTCCCCCCACAGGCCAGATCGGGCTCCGGTGATCCCTTCCTTCCTTCCGGCGCTGCTGATATCCTGACAGGGGAACCCGCCTGAGACGACATCGACGGAACCCCTCCACGGATGACCGTCGAAGGTTCGGACGTCATCCCAGATCGGGAAGCGGTCGAGATGTCCGTCTCGCTGTCGAGCGAGGAGGATCCTCCGGGCGAAGGGAGCAGACTCCACAGCGCAGACGGTACGCCATCCGAGGAGCTTCCCTCCCATGATACCACCACCCCCTCCTGCAAATAGTGCCAACTCACGCACCCCTCCCCCTCTTCGCCCGCCGAACATGATCGGCGGCTTCGATCAGCGCCTCCGGGACATCCGGAAGCCCTTCCTCAGTGACACCCTTCCAGAACCTCTTCGCCTTCGGGAGACCCTTCGCCTCGGCGGCCCGGTATCTCCGACCCGACTCTCGACGGAGACCTCGGAGAAGGTGAGACAGGTCGGACGCCGTTCCCATCGTCAGGACTTCCGGAACCTCGATCAAGGCGGCGACCGCTTCCCGATGTCGCTCGGGGAGATACCTCCCACCCCATCGACGCCGGTCCTCCGTGATCCGTGTGAGGTCCTGAAGTTGTCGGACGCTCGGGGCTCGCTGTCTCTGATCCTCCGAGATGTCCCATCGATCGATCTGGTGAAGACGGGCGACGGCCTCGAAGAGTTCCTCGACGTATCCCCGGACGTCCCCGACCGATCGAGCGAGGCGGACAGTCGGATCAGTCTCGGCGCGCTCGACCGGATCCACCTCCTCCTCCATCTTCTCCCGGAGGGCCTTCGCGGCGGCGACCGGATCGAGATCAGCCTCGCGAGCCATCGACCGGAGGATCGGGGTCGCGTGAGGAAGTAGGATCACGGCTTCCCGCTTCGAGCCGAAGGCGTCCGGCTGCGACATCGTCCGGAGTACCCTCCCGACTTCCTGAACGATCCCGACCGCCGCCGACCGGGGTCGCCTCATGCACAGCCACCGAAGCCACGGGAGATCGACCCCCTCGACGAGAAGGGCGACATGGACGACGGCCCGAAGCTCTCCGGACTGAAGCCGGTCGAGGGTCGCGGCGACCGCCTTCCGAGACATCCGTGAGTGGACAGGCTCGGACGGGATCCCGTGAGCCGTGAGGATCTCCGCCGTCTCGATCGCGTCCTCGATCGTCGTCGCCGAGACAACTCCGGGACCCTCGGGGGCGTGAGCCTTGATCATGTCGATCGAGGCGTGAGTCGCGGACGTGTCTTCGGGACCGTCCCACAGGATCGGACGGAACGGAACGAGGACGCCGTCGGCGATCGCCTGATCGATCGTGTACCGATAGATCACGGAGTCCCACCCCCGGAGGGCCTCACCCTCGACGGAACGGAACGGGGTCGCGGTGAGTCCGAGACGTGTCGCGGGCTCCATCTCCGAGACGACATCGAGGACCGAGTCGACGCTCGATCGGTGAACCTCGTCGGCGAGGTATAGGGCGACCCGTCGACCGTCGACCGCGAGAGCATCGACGAAGGTCCTCAGCGAGTCATAGCACACGACGACGATCGGAGCGTCCTTCGACTTCCGTCGACCGTACCACTCCCCGACCTGCGTCTCGCCGAGAGGCTTCCGGAGGGCGGCGGCGGTCTGAGCGACGAGGGCCTCGGACGGAACCGCCACGACGACGACCCACCCGGGCCGGAGCGTTCGGAGAACTGTCCCACAGATCGCCGCCGTGAAGACGGACTTCCCCGCCCCGGTGCAGGCCTGAACGATCCCCGCCTCGCCTCGACGGATCGCCTCCATCGCGAGGGGGACCGCTTCGGCTTGCCATCGTCTCGGGGGGAACTCGAAGAGGTTCCAGATCATAGGACGACGCGAACGGCTTCGGGCTCGAAGTCGGTCACGTCATCGAGGACCCGTCTCATCGCGTCGACCTTCAGCGCCGCGACGACCGAGGGCGAGATCGTGAGGTACTCGTCGATCATGTCGATCACCTCAGCGATCCGACAGTGCGGGACGCTTCCTCGATGAATACGGGCCGCGACCGAGTATCCACAGCCGAGACGATGGCGGATCGCCTTGATCGACATCTTCGCGAGATACTCCGTCAACTCGGGCTGAGTCTGTCGTTCCACTCCCATGTCTTCACCTCCTGCCGGTGGGTAACCCTCGCCGGGGTCACCGTCGAGAACTTCGTCGAGGCCGTCCTCGCGTATAGGGTACTGAGAAAGATCGATCTTTCTTCATTTAGTCCCTACCCAGTAACCCCTCGCGGGGTTACTTGTCTGGTGTCCGCCACTGAAGGCGGCGCCAACACTGGAGCCGATACCATGAGCCACTTCACTGAGACCCGAGTCGCCGCCCTCTTCGAGACTGTCCGGACCGCCCTTCAGGAAGACTACGCTGCGAGCGTTCAGTCTCAGCTTGACCGCCTGATCCATCTCTTCGGGAAGACTCGGGGTCACGTCTCGAAGGCTCGTCGCTGTCGTCGGAACTTCGGAGCCTTCAAGGCGATCGCGCCGTTCCTCGACTCGCAGGGCCATCGTAGCTTTACGGACATCCAGCGCCTCGACGCTCGCCTCGACCACGCGAAGGTCGCGAAGGCTGCGGACCGGTTCGCGAGCGACACGATCGACGCTATCGTCGCGAAGGTTCTCTCGAAGGTCGGCGATCTCGACGAGGCCTTCACCCTCCGACTTCAGGGCGCAGGCGGGTTCGAGGTGTTCGGCATGGTCGGCGGCTCGACTGTCCTCATCACACAGAAGCGGATCCTGAACGTCTCGTCGAAGGGGAAGCTCTTCAACCAGTGGCCCGCGCTGATCTATGTCGACGGGACGAAGGTCAGCCAGAAGGCGTTCGCCGAGATGATCCGAGACTGAACCCGAACCGGGACCTCAGAAAGATCGATCTTTCTGCGATCCGACCCTACCCAGTGACCCCGGGCGGGGTTACTGGACTAGCGTCCGCCACTCAAGGCGGCGCGAACACTGGAGCCGATACCATGACACAGAACGCAACTCAGACCGCCATCGTCCTCTCCACCCTGAGCCGTGAGCAGTCCGCGACGACCTCCGAGATCGCCGACCGGACCGGGCTCGATCTGAAGGCCGTCCGGAAGGCTCTCCGGGCGATGTCCCGCCGGGGCTTTGTCTTCTGCGAGGATGACTTCGAGGGCATCCGACGAACCCGGGGACAGTACGACAGCCGGCTCTGGGTGATGAACTTCGAGACGAACGGGTTCGACGAAGTCGTCGCACAGACCGCCCTGAGCCGAAGGGGTAACGGACACGACATCGCCTGCGCCATGGGGATCGGCTGCTGAACTTGGACCGGGAGCCCTCGGGGCTCCCCTTGGAGGATGAGATGAACACGAAGACAGAGACAGAGACGCCGACCACCTTCCACTTCGAGACCGACACGGCCTCAGTCGACTTCGATCGAACTGGTCATCGGGTCCTCATCTGGACCGAGGCGAAGGACGAGGCCGGGACCGAGTTCGAGTTCGAGATCAAGGTCGGCGTGGACGTGACGAGCCAGCGGGTTCTCTCCGAGTATTGGGGATCCTTCAAGTTCCACACTGAGGTGACGACCGAGATCGGGGAGATCACCGGGACAGCCTATAGTGATCACGGCGAGCGCCCGATCACCTCGGACGACGCCGATCAGATCTGGGAAGCCTTCGAGAGTTGGATCGAAGAGGCGATCAGTGTCGGACTTACCTTCGGCTGAGCCTGAACCGGGAGCCCCGAGCGGCTCCCCTTGGAGGATGAGATGAGCAGCACGACAGAAGAGGCGAGGAGCCTGAGAGAGTGGATCGGGGTGATCGACATCTTCGATCGGGAGGGAGTGACCTTCGAGATCATCCCGGGATCGAGCCCGGGACAGTTCACGGACGAAGCTCGACGGGGTCGCCTGAGCCCGGTCAAGCTCCGAGCCTTCATCGACGCCCCGACGACGTTCGGCGGTCCCTTCGATCTGGGTCGGGTCATCGTTCACCCGGGGAAGAGCGGATGGGTCGATCCGTCCACGGACGTGTTCCTGTGGGTCCGGCGTCTCGTGATGGCGGCGCCCGGTCGACAGTCGAGGCTGGAGAAGGCGATGGACAGACTCGAAGAGAACGCGACACGGTTCGTCTGTGGTAGGGGGCGGGCATGACCTACACGACAGGGATCGAAGGGGTGACGGGAGTCCGACCGATCGGGGCTCGCCTTCAGATCGGGATCAAGGGTCCGAGAGGCGCCCCGGTCGAGAAGGATCGCTTCCACTTGATGGAGATGGTCAGCGACGGGAAGATCCGAAGGGGTCACCCCGACTTCGAGTTCTTCAATCGAAGCGACCCGTCGAAGCGTCGATCGGTGTCGCTGATCTTGGAGGCTCCGAGCTGGGACGACCCCGAAGCCGGAGCCCTTCGGCAGGGTCTCGTCGCGTATAAGATCCGAGGGCTCTCGCCGAGGGACCGCCGTCCCGCCTGTGTCGGCGACGGTCGATCGGCTCTCCGATGGAGTGACCGGGAGGGGAAGCGGGTCGCCTTCCGTTGTCTTTTCGACGCCTGTCCTCAGAGGGCTCGCGAACGGAACGGACGATCGATCCCGTTGGAGTGTCGGACGATGTCCCGCCTCGTCGGTCGCCTCGACTGGACAGGGACCCCCGCCGAGGGGAAGGCGCCGACGCCTCTCGTCCTCTTCGAGTCCGGGGGGATTCACACGTATCGATCCCTGCTCGGACTCCGGGAGGACCTCGACCGGGCGGCCCGAGCCTTCGGGATCGATCCCTCGGATGTCCCTCCGTGGGGACTTCGGATCCGTCTCACCGTCACGACGAAGACGAACCCGACGAAGGGGACACGGTTCCCGGTCGTCGTTGCGAGCCTCATCGACTCGGCGCAGGATCATGTCGCCCGCGTCCTTCAGTCCCGGGGCGAGATCCTGAAGCTCGCCGAGTCCGTCCGGTATCCCGCGATCGATGAGGGCGAGAGCTTCCGAACGATCTCGGGTCCTGTCCTCGACGCTCGCGAAGAGTGATCCGATCGATCCGCGCCTTCATCGGTTACGCCTTCCACAGAACCGAGGGGGAACCGATGAAGCGCTGGACGTTCCGAGACCTGACGAGCACACACGGACCGGAGATCATGAAGTGGAGAGCAGCGGGGCTGAGTCACGCCCAGATCGCCCGAGAGATCACGGAGAGGACCGGGGTCAAGACGAACCGATGGACGATCCGGAGGACTCTCGACGAGATGGATCGCGAGAAGATGATCGAGCCGCCGCCGCTCGAACCCTTCGATGACTCACCCGTGATCCGGGAGGACCTCGAAGAGAAGATCGAGGACCTCATCGCCCGGAGACTTCAGGACTCACGGCGGGCCGTCGGTCGGATCCAGTCTCGGACCCGGGTCTGTCGGATGTCGTCGGCGCCCTTCGGCCTGTGGCTCGTCGGCGATGTTCATATCGACGATCCGGGGTGTCGGTTCGACCTTCTCCACGATCAGGTTCAGGCGGTCGCCGCCGCCGAGGGCGTTCTCGGGGTGTCGGTCGGAGATCATCAGAATCACTGGATCGGGGCTCGACTGTCGAAGCTATACTCGAAGCAACCCACGACAGCCTCGGAGGGGTGGAAGCTCGTCGAGTGGCTCCTGTGTGACTCCGGGGTGGATTGGCTCGCCGTCATCTCGGGGAATCATGATCACTGGGCGACCGGCGCCGGAGGGGTCGATCACTACTTCAAGATCACCCGCTCCCCGTCGGTCCGGTACTATGACGAACACGAACTGAGGATCCGCTTCGTCTTCGAGGATGGCGACGACCCGATGACCTTCGTCGTCCGTCACGACTTCCGAGGTCGGTCTCAGTACTCTCCGGTCCACGGAGGAACCCGGGCGACCCTGTGGGATCCCGACATCGATCTGGCCGTTGCCGGTCATACTCACGAGTGGGGCGAGCATCGTCGAGAGCTTCCCGGGGTTCGGGACCGTTGTCCGATGTCGATCCGGGTTCGGGGGTATAAACACGACGACGCCTTCGCCCGTGAAAAGGGTTTTCACTCGGGGCGCTTCGGCCAGTCCTGTCTCGTGATCATCGATCCGACCTCGTCGGGTCCGGGACGGATGACGGTCGCGTGGGATCTCGACCGGGGACTCGCGATCCTCGAAGCTATGCGATCGGAGTACCGGGACAGGGACACGGATCGGATCTGACCTTTCTGCGTCCGACTCCGTGACACTAGCCCCGGGCGGGGTTACTGGACCTGCGTCCGCCACTGAAGGCGGCGAGAACATCCGGAGCCGATACCATGACGACCCGAACGACCGACACCACGATCCTGCGTATGTTCGCGATCACCGCGACCGCCACCCGCGCCCGATTCGGGACCCTCACAAAAGATGAGTGTATTTACGCGGCGTTCGACGCATATTGTTGCTCGATCAACCAGCACCGCCTGAAAGATAGGACTCCGCTCGGGTTCATGCGGGACTGCTACGCGGCTCGGGGGCTGGACTCCGACGAGCTTCCGACCTTCCCCAGTCAGGCGGGTATCGCTCGCGCTTGGAAGGTCGCGATCGAGTCCGGGATCATCCGGGAGGCGGGCCGGATCCGTCTTCGCAGCGGTCACTCTCAGAAGGTGTACCGCTTCAACGATCGCGCCGAGATCCCGAGCCGCTGATCCCTCTTCGTAACCCTACCCGAACCGGGAGCCCTCGGGGCTCCCCATGGAGTGACCCATGACACACAGACCGACGACCCTCCGCCTCGCGACCGACTTCTGTCTCGCCGCCCTCGATCACTATGATCGGGGGGTCAACCTTGATCCGGACGTCTTCGCGACCGGAACCGCCGCCCATGAGATCCTCGAAGCCGCCGCCCGAGGCGACCGGACCGAGACCGAGGTCGTCGAGACCCTTCTCGGCGCCGGTCGATCCGGTGAAGACGCGACGCCGCCCCTCCCCGCCGACTCCGTCTTCGCGGGTCGCCGACTCGCTCGGGCGTGGCTTGAAGCGTACCCGATCCCCGAGGGCGCTCTCGCTGAGCATCGGTTCGCGTTCGATCCCGGGTGGCGATCTGTCGCGTGGGACGACGCCGGTCCGTTCGGCTTCCGGACCCGGATCGATCTCGTCTTCCGGACGACCTTCGAGGACGAGGACGGCTTCGAGGTGACGACCCTCCACGTCCGAGACTATAAAACGAGCTGGGCCATCGACGGTTCGACCCTCGACCCTGAGCCTCCACTTCAGCAGCGAGCGCAGGCGGTCGCGGCTTGGAGATCGGGCCTCGCCGACGACGCGGGCGCCATCTCGATCGAACTCGCGAACCTCCGACGCCGGACAGTCTACACGAAGACGATCACCCTCGACGAAGAGGGTCTCGCGACTCTCGAACGCTGGGCTGAGGACGTGTCCTCGATGATGCGGGCCGCCTCGATGACTCCCCGCCGACCCTCGCCGGGGCTGAGGTGTCTCGGATGTCCGTTCGCCTATCAATGCGCCGCCGCCGCGAACCATGTCGCCGAAGGCGAAGAGATCCTCGGGAGGTTCGTCGCCGCTCGGGAGATGACGAAGGGCCTCGAAGCCGAGGCGCGGGCCTTCATGGCGGACCGGGACCCGGTCGATCGTGAGGGTACTCGGATCGGCTTCATCGAGTCGACCTCCCGACAGATCAAGCCGGGGGCGCTCGTCGACGCCCTTCAGCGTCTCGCCGGGGACCTTCCTCCGGATGTCGAAGCGGCGGCGGCTGCCCTCGAAGTGAAGCTCGGATCCACTTGGCTGAACTCGGCGGCGGGCGTGATATTCGGGAAGAGGGGACAGGAAGCGAAGGCGAACCGCGATCAGTGGCTCGACGAGCGAACTCGGACCGAGACCCGTCCCCGCTGGACCGTCAAGCGATCCTGAGTTACACCCCTCCGACCGGTTCCCGCCGGTCTCATCTCACCTCAGACCGTCGTCGCGTTCTCGCGGCGGCGGTCTTCCTCGTCTGATATGGTGAGAGCATGACGAACCACAGATCCGAATACCTCACCGAAGCACGGCGCGAACTGTCCCGCCGAGACCTTCTCCGGTTCATCGATCGGACCTTCCCGGCGTATCGGGCCGGGTGGTTCCATCGCGAAGTCTGTCTCGCTCTCCAACTGTTCGCGAAGAGGATCAGAGAGGGGAAGTCACCCCGGATCATGATCCTAGCTCCCCCGCGACACGGGAAGTCTCAGATCGCCTCCCGTCACTTCCCGACGTGGTATCTGGGACGACATCCGACGACCGGGGGCGTCCCCTCCGAAGTCATCCTCGCGAGCTATGCCTCGGATCTCGCCGTCGACCACAGTCGAGCCGCCCGAGAGATCGCCCGAACTCCGGAGACCGGGAAGATCTTCCCGGGGATCATCCCGAGGCGTCGAGCGAAGAGACACGCGACCGACTATGTCCGGAACGACGTCGACCGGGTGGCGCTATGGTCGACCGGGCTCGGGGCTTCGTATAAGGCCGTGGGCGTCGGAACCGCGACGACGGGCCGGGGCGCTCATCTTCTCGGGATCGACGATCCGATCAAGGACGCGACGGAGGCCCTCTCGGCGAAGAGACGGAACGACGTCTGGGACTGGTTCCAGACGACAGCGTTCACGCGAGTGTCCGACGGCGGCGGGATCTTCCTGACCCTGACCCCGTGGCACGTCGACGATCTCCGAGGGCGGATCCTTGACAACGATCGGAAGGGACGCTGGATCGTCCTCCGCTTCCCGGCGATCGCCGAGACGGACGAGCATCGTCACCCGTGGCTGGCGGCGGAATATGGTCCGAAGTTCCTCCGGGCGGCGGGTGAGGCTCTCCACCCCGAGAGATGGAGTCTCGACAGGCTGAACGAGGCGCGGGAGTTGATGAGTCCCACGTGGTGGAGTTCGCTATATCAATGCTCCCCGGTCATCATGTCCGGATCGATCTTCGTCCGTTCGATGTTCGCGAAGAGATGGAGCTTCGATCCGCTCGATCAGAACTGGGACGCGATCTGCATCTTCGCCGATCTCCCCTTCCGGAAGCGAGCCGACTCGGACTTCGCCGTGTTCGGGGTCTGGGGCTTCATGGGTGATCGGATGTTCCTCCTCGACCTCGTCCGGGATCGGATGAGTTACCGCGAGGCGAAGAGGGCCGCCCGGGACATCGCTCGGAGATGGAGGAACCACGATCGCTTCGTCGTCGAGGGTCGAGCGAACGGCGACGCCCTAGTCGATGATCTGTCGGACGAGCTTCCGACGATCGAGACGCAGGACCCCCGGAACGTCGCCGATCGGAAGGTCCTCGACGCAAGGATCGCAGCCGACAAGGCCGATCGCGGTGAGGTCGTGATCCCGGAGTCCGCGCCGTGGCTGTCGGAGTGGCTCGAAGAGCATCTCAGGTTTACGGGGAAACCGGGGGAACATGACGATCAAGTCGATGTTACCTCCATGGCGGCGATCTGGAGCCGAGATCACCTCCGACGGTCGTCCGCCGACGATGAGACAGATCGGATCCTTCGACTGATCGGCGTCGCCTGATATACTTCCCGAAAGCTCGGAGCGTATCCCATGACACAGCCTCAGATGTCCTTCCGTATACAGTACCGGATCGACGTATCCTTCGACGACGAGGGGAACCCACAGGACGAAGACCACCTCGCCTTCGAGGTCAGCGAGAACGGCGGGGCGTGGTTCCCCGGTCAACTCGGGATCCTCGAACGCCGAGAGCTTCGGTCCGTCATCGGTGACACGATCCTGAGCGAGTACGGAGGGAGGTCCGACGAACCGGATCTCGAAGACCTGATCAGCACGATCGACGCGGTGCTCGACGCCCGCGAGGGAGCGAAAGATGAGTGAAGAAACAGTCGCCGCCGCCATCTCGGGCGCGGTGTTGACCTGTCGGGTCTTGACGACCGGAGCGTGGATCGTGATCGGTGTCCTGTGGGGCGTCCGGTTCCTAGCTTGACGCGATCGGGAGAGCCGCGAGCGTCCGAAGCGCCCGCCGACATCGAGCGACCTCCACCCGAAGACGGTCGAGGGCGAGCGAGTCGACCGGCTCCGGCTTCATCCGTCCGGCGCTGAGGAACCAGACCGAGGTCGGATCGTCATCGGGGCGGCGATAGACCCGGGCCGCGACCGACATCGAGATCCCGTCTCGGTCATAACTCAGGCGAAGTTGGCTCCCCTCTTCGAGTTCGCCCGCCTTGATCGTGATCGGGTCATCGGTCCGAACGACTCGATCGATCACCTGTCGAGGATATGCCTCGTCCACCGCGACCCCATCCCACAGCGAAGAGACGCTCGCGACATCCGGAGCCGTGACCTCGAACCGTGAAGAGACGACCCACCCCTCGACCTCTCGCTGAGCGTGGAAGAGGATCACCCGGTCGAAGGAACCCGTCGACGCGATCGCCTTGATCGAGGTCCGGACGACATCGAAGGCGCTCCAAGCCTCGACGATGTCGAGAAGTTCCGCCCGCTGTCGATCCCTCATGTCGTCGGCGATACCGAAGAGGAACGCGACGCCCCGGGTCGCCCCGGGTAAGTTCGAGAGAACGGCGAGGATCATCAGGATCGCATAAAGCCACCCCGGGAGCTTCGCCGGATCGATCGACTCGATCAGGCTGATCGGATCCATCTCACTCTCCGACGGCTTCGGTCTCGACTGTCTCGGAACACTCGCCGCGAACGATCGCCGGGACGGTGACTCGACACGTCTCGCCCTTGATCGCTTCGTTCACCTCGGAGGCGATGATCGGAAGCGCCTCGACGAGCGGGGTCGTCCATGAAGAGACCCGACAGGACTCCGGACCGATCACATAGACCCTATGGAACTTCTCGATCTCCGCCGCCATCGACTCGATCACGCCTTCGGGAAGACCGTCGAGGGCTTGGAGGTCGTATCGCTCAGCGCAGGCGCACCATTCGACGACGACCTCGGGCGTCGCGTCGCCGAAGTCGAGAAGGGCGAGGGCGACGGGGTCGGTCACGTCTTCGAGGATGTCGAAGGCGAGACACTGATCCACCTTCAGCTTCGCGCCCTCGTCGAATATGACCGCCCACCTGAGAGCCGTCCCCGTTCCCATGATCCCGAAGGCGGCGGCGTTCGCGGCTCTCTCGGATGAGATCGACGATCCGGGCGATGAGGTCGATCCCGATGTTGACCAAGGACACCCAGACAGGCATCCCGCGAGAAGGACGAAGGGGAGAACGTAGCGGGCGATCTTCATGGGTTCCTCTCCTCATGTCACGACATAGCCCTCGGGGGCGCCTTGATAGACGGTCGCGGAGTATACAAGCTCCAAGAAGGCTGAGTCGGCTGGACTTCCCGTAACCCCGCCGACCGTCCCGACGTAGGGGAAAACATGCGAGAAGGGTCCGACACTGAAGCCGGAGATGTCGAGGCCCTTCACCCCCACGCTGAAGTTCGCGGCGCTCCCGTCGGGGCTCGTCATGTTCGCCCACCCTCGGCGACGTGTGAGAAGGTCGGGACGGCTCGAAGGGATCCCGGATCCCGAGTCAAACCGGCGTCCGTATAGATCGATCGACAGGGTCTCAGCGTCCGCCCGAGCGACGAGGGTCGTCGTCGAGGCGATCGTCGCCCTGACGGCATAGCCTACGGAAGACACGCCGACCACCTTCACCGTCTCGTTCACCCCGTCGCCGTCGAGATCTTCCGTCGACACAGTCACGACCGCCGAGGCCGTCGAGGCGATACTCGCCCGAAGGGCTTCGATCATGGCGGCGAAGTTCGCCCACGGTCCGGAGACTGTCCCGGTCGCGGATCCGAGAGTATACCCGATCGACTCCGAGGCGCTCAGATCAACGCTCGCCGGGTTGAAAATATAGCGGGCCGTGCGTGCGAAGGGCCACTCACGGAGCTTCACGGATAGATCCGCCCGGGTAGCCCCGAGGACATCCACGCCGCCCGAGTCCGGGGAGGGTTTGACCGTGAGATCTGTCGGCTGTGCCTCCACGACCGGGTTCAGGGAAGCCGCGAGATCGATCAGCTGAGTGGATCGGGTGAAGGGGTTCGTCGATGTATATGTCGGCATCTGTTACTCCACAGCGAACTTCTGAACGTCAAGGAAGATCCTTCGGAACGCTCCGGCGGCGGCGGTCGCCGTCTTCACCCCGAACACGATCACAAAGTAGTCGAAGGAACTCGGATCCAGATCGACATGATAGGCCGCCCCGGTCGAGATCACGGCGGTGTCATAGGTACCCCCGCCACCTCCGGCGGTTAACGTCGTCGTGAAGTTGACCGGCGTCCCCGTGTTCACGGACTGGACGATCGACATCGTCGGATCGGTTTCGAGTCCACTCGGCTTGTCGACCTGAACCAGCCCGACCTTGATCTGAGTGACCCCGTGAGAGAACCCGGCGCCGACTTCAGCGAAGATCCGCTCGATCCGGATCACGGTGTCGCGGCTCGATTGATAGGACCGGGCGAGGTCCTGAAGAGGAAGGAAGCAGGCGAAGTTATCCGACCCCGAGGAACGGGAAAAGACGAGATAGTTCGCGGCGCCATAAGTGATCGAGTCAGAAGGCTGAACCGCGAGACCGGCGACGTTCGCGAAGATGTCCTCGGTCGTGATCCAGTCCTTCCCGCGAGAGATAGCGCCGACCTCCCATCGACCGGGGAACCCGTTCGCGGTGTCGTATCCGTACCAATGGCCCTCATTGCCGCCTCCGGTCGCGGGCGCTCCACAGATGAAGGCCCGGATCGACTTGAAGGCGCCGAAGGTCGAGTCGCTGATCGAGGCGGTCCCGATATAGCTCGACCCGTTCCAGTTGATCTCAGTTCCGGAGCTGTTGATCAGAACGTGACCGTCTTCGGTTCCGTCGTCCCACTTCAGGCGGGCGAGAGTGTCGTCGACGAAGTCGGTCCCGTCGAGATAGGCAAACCACTCGCCCTGAAGGTTCCACCAATAGTTATGCGCCCCCTCCGTGAGAGCCTGACCGGGCTCCCACCCGTCGAGGACTGTCGCGGCGGTCGGACTAACTCGGACCGCCGATCCGGAGGTCGCGAAGGTCGGGACGGTCGTCGGCTTCGTCATGTAAGATCCCCTGAGATGATCGCGGCGTGAGTGTGATCAGGATAGACGCCCGGACGCGGGGAGTGGATCCCCCCGTCAAGGTACAGGACACCGTAACCCGTGACGCCCGCCGCGAGAGCGTCTTCGAGGATCGGTCCGGCTCGTCGGAGATAGGTTGTCGAAGGCATCGAAGAGATCTCCGCTTGCAGGTATACCTCGACCGACCCATCGGACGCGACTCGCTCCCGGAGTTGATACCGGACAGGCCCGAAGGCGAGCGCCTTCCACACTGCGTTCAGGCCGTCGACCGTCCCCCCGGCGGTGAGGGCGGCGATCTTCGCTTCGATGATCGCGAGATATTCGACGTCGCCGAGGCCGTCCCGAGGCTCGTCAACCACAGCGCCCCATCGGTCGAGCCATACTCCCGAACACGCTCGCGGGTCAGCGAGGAACCCACCGATCGCGGCTTGCTCATCTTCGATCCTCTGGACACCGTCCCCGACGGCTCCGAGAAGATGAAGCCAGAACCCCTTCCGACATGCCCCCGGGACGAGGGCGACGAGGTCTTCGACGATGCTCGGGCGGTACGGGTAGCTCATGAGAATGTCACCGCGTCACCCGACAGGATGAGAAGAGTCGTCCCGACGGACGGCGAGACATCGGAGGCCCCTCCGTCAAGTGTGAGCGACCCACCGATCACGCCCGGAACTCGACCGAAGGCGGCGGACGCCTTGACGAAGTACACCGGATCACCGACGGTGAGGTTCGAGAAGAGGTCCCGGATCGAGGAGGTGATCTCAGCCTTCACGTCATCGACGGCGAACCCGGTCGCGACCGATAGACCCGCGACCGCGACCGCGACCGCCTGAGTCGTTCCGACGGAATACCGGACCGTGTGAGTCGTCACCCCGTCGGGGTTCGTTACCGTGACCGAGACAGTCCCGAGGGTGGCGACGCCGAAGGCCTTCGCCTTGAAGATCGCCGAAGCCACAGCGATCTTTCTGTCGTTCCCGACCGGCTCCGGAACGATCCGAACCGTGATCCCCGAGGTCGACTCCGTGACCGCGACCGCCTCGACCCAGCTCCCCGCCGCGAAGACCGCCGACAGGATCCCGGGCTCCGAGGCTGAAGCCGGGGAGGCGAGCCGGGACCGTCGAGCCACTCTCAGCTCTCCGTCCGTCTGTCTCGCGTTCCCGATCGTGAAGCTGTCGCCGTCGGTCGGGTCATAGTTCACGGTGATGTTCGGGGCGGGCGTCACCTTCCGGAGATCGGTCGTCCCTGAACTCGGGAGCGTGATCGGACCGGCGTCCGCCGCCTCGATGACGACCTGCGTCTCGGCTGTCGTGATCGAGGTGTCGGCGACGACGCTCCACCGTTGGAGGTCATCCGTCCCCCCGCCTTCGAGGATCGATCCCGCCGCGAGGATCCTCGTCGTGTCACTCGACACCGCTCGGACAGTGTACCGGCTCCGGGTCGCCGCCTTCCGTTCGACTCCCGTGATCCGGGCGAGGTTGTCGAGGCCGTCATCGACCGCCGTCTCGGGATCCGTGTTCGCCGCGAGGATCCCGAGGCGCCCGTCTTGATCCGCGAGAACGGAAGCGATCGCGGCGGTGAGAAGACCCAGCGCCTCGTCCTGCGAGAAGTCGATCTCGAACCCGGCGCGGTCGACGATGTCGGCGCGAAGTTCGTCGAGGATCTGATCGGCTCGCTTCGGGGTATATAGAGTCATCGGGCGGATCCTCCGGAGTATCTTGTGAGAACATAGCTCCCGGGGTCGCTCCCGACACTCTTCGGACCGATCCGCGCCTCGACCTCGACCACGACCGGTTCGGCTTCCGTGTCGATGAAGGCGTCGACCTTGATCTCGATCTCTTGGGTCGTCCGGTTGAACTTCGACGAGGTGATCTCAGTCGACCCGACCCCATCGACGGCGAGGACCTCCCGAGCGACGACAGCGGCGACGAGACCGACGTCGGGGGGCATCGTCTGAAGGAACCCGACGAGGTCGAGACCGGCGGACGTGTCGAGAGGGTACTCGCCCCGGAAGGTCGAGAGGCGGACTCGGATCCGTTGCTCGATGAGTTCCACCCCATCGACGAAGCTCGCCGGGGTCGCGATGTCGAGAGTCGAGGTCAGTCGGAGATCAGGCATCGGATCACCCGTCGGTCGAGACGCGAGTCGAGGCGACGTTCGCGGTCAGGGTTGCGGCTTCGGGGGCGGCGACGGCGGACGCTAACGCGAAGAGAGATCCGGTCGCCCCGGCGAAGGGGGAAGGGGTCGGGGCCGTCGTCACCCCGATCGCAGGCCCGCCCCCCGTAGGGACGACCGAGAACGTCGACTGGTTCAGATAGGACTCGATCCGTCGGATCTTGGCGGCGGTCTCTTGTGCTAGGGCGAGGGCCTGAGTCGCGGCGCCATCTCCGATCCGAAGTGTCCCCCCGGCGGTCATATATAGGACCGGATCCGAGGCGTTCGTCGCCTCCGAAGGCAGTCCGCCCTCCTCTCGGGCCGGGACCGCGACCGCGTCCGACAGGCTGAAGCGTCGAGCTGAGTCCGGTTCGACTGTCCCGGAGGACGGGATCCCGTTCTGGTCGATCTCGTCGTGTGACCTGTCTCGGATGATCAGAAGGACACGATCGCCCGCCGCGAGAGGGAGATGGAGAGCCGCCCCCGATGTCGCGGGCCACTGAACCGGGACCCCCTTCAACTCCGGAAGCTCGACGGCGACCTCGCGATCCCCGATCTGATAGACCGCCCGGACGACAGGCTGGACCGAGGCCGTCTGAGTCGTTCGGTCATACGACACGACCCGAGCGTCGATCGCGACCTGAACCCCGTCGGGGATCGAGTCCTCCGCCATCGAACGGAAGGCTGAGACGAGTCCGGCGGCGGGTCGGGTCATGTTCGTCTCGCGGTGATCGTGGTCAGGAAGTCGGGAGAGCCGCTCTCAGTGTCCCCTGAGTGTCTAACCTTCGCTGCGATATAGTCACCCCCGAGGGCCTCGTCGTCGAGGAGGAACCGATCCCCGGGCCTCATCGACGGGAGAAGAGTCGAGACGACCTCGACGCCTTCCTTCGTACTCTTCGCTGTGATGAGGGTCGATCGCGATGAGATCCGGAACCCGGTCGAACGTCGCTCCCCGTTCCGAGGGTATACCGTCATCCTCCCATCCGTGATCGAGACGACCGAAGCCGAGTCCCGGGCGAGAGTCCGGAGAGCCCTTCGAGCGGGTCCGAAGTGTGAGAACCCTCGGCGATAGGTTCGAGACCTCCCCGGGCTGAAGGTTCCGATCGACGCTCCAAGCTCCCCCGCGAGCCGTCTGAGGATCGCGTCGGAGGTCGTCGACCCGGCGACGTTCAGGGAGATCACGACATCCCGGAGAGCGGTCCCGCCATCCCGGAGCGTCGCAGCCGAGATCCGGGTCTCGGTCGATCGGTCATCCCGGAAGCCGTCGGCGGCGAGTGACCCCCGGAAGACCTGAACCGGACCGCCCGCGAGACGGTACCCGGCGAAGATCGCGATCTCGGCGTCGTCCTTCTCGAATAGTCTCGCCGTCGAGTTCGACAGGTTCCAGATCGTGACCTTCCCCGAGTTCGCCGTCGTCGACTCAGTCAGGACGGCCTCGAAGGACATCCGGAGAGCGTCTCGACCGCCCTCGATGATCGTCCGGGTCGATCCCGTGATGATCTCCGTCCGGATCTGTCGGTCGAACTGGGTCACGGTGTCACCGTATACCCGGAGAGCGGATCGCGGGTCGTGATGCTCTCGATCTCGGCGTCGGTTCCGTATAGGACGACGAGCGAGCGACCCAGATCCCCTTGGACATAGGGATCCGGACCGATGACGACGAAGGCGCCGCCCGGATGACCCGGAAGGGTTCGATCACTGTCGACGACGGACTTCGCCGCGAGCCTTCGACCCGTGAAGAGGGAGACCCCCTCGGCGGTCTCGGCTGAAGCGAACCACGACTGAGCCGAGGGCCTCCATGCGACCCTGAAGAGGATCTCGACGCCGTCGAGGGTGAAGGACTGAACCGAAGCGGCTCGCGTCGGATCTAGGTCGAGTCTCAGCATCAATCCCCCCCGATCCCGAGGAAGTCGAGACCCGCTGCGAGGAAGCTCGTCGGACCCGGGGCGCCCTCGTCGGTCGTCGACTGTGTTCCTCGATCCGCCTCGCCTTCGGCCTCGGAGGAAGCCGGACGGGGAGCCGATACCCTCGCGAACGTCGTCGTCTGGACTTCGAGCGTCCTCCACTCGACGAAGGACAACTCGAACCGGGCGCGACCGGCTCGGGTCACGGTGTAGCCTGTAGCGGTGAGAAGCCACGGACCGGAGATCCCTTCTCTCGGGGCGAAGACCTCGACCGGAGTCGCGTCGCATGTCGCGAGGAAGTCCCGAGCCGCTCGAACTCGGTCGATCCCGACTGGACCGGTCGACCCGTTCGGCGGCGTATAGGTGACTGAGACAGTCGCCCGGAGTGTCTTCGGCGCTCTCGTGACGTGATCGATCGGGTTCGCTGAACTGTCGACGCGGTATCTCGTCGCAGTGGAGGACGTCGGGATCGAGTAGCTCGCCGTGGCGTCGAACCGGAACGACCTCCCGTTCGGATGGAAGATCTCGAAGCTCATCAGGCGCCCCCGGAGGCTTCGGAAGCCAGCGTGGCTTGCTCATCGAGGGCGCGGCGTACTTCCTGCCCCACCTGAACCGGGTCCATCCCCCGAGCATCGATCGAGATCCCTCCGACGTTCGTCGTCGAGCCTCCACCCGCCGGACTAGCTGCGAGGGTCATCGCCTCCGATCCGGCGCTCATCATGCCACCACCCGAGCCGCCTCCGGTATCGCCTCCCCCGAAGAGATCGCCGACGAACCCGGCGGCACTATCGATCCCCCCTCCGATGAAGTCGAGACCGTCGCTCAGAAGCTCGCCCGGTGAGAAGTCCATGATCTGAGCGATATATCCGAGGATGTCCTCGAAGATCTCGACGACCGGCTCCATCGCAGACGAGATCGACTCAGCGACATAGTCGAAGAACTCCCCGAGACTGTCGAGGGCGATCCCGAACCCATCGACGAGATCCACGATGAACTGACCGATCGACATCCCGACACGGCGGATCACGGTGTCGCCGCCTTGGAATGTTAAGATCACGTCGTCGACGATGGCGACGAGAGCGACGAAGGCGGCGGTGATCCCGAGGACCGTCAGAACGATCGGGCTGAAGATAGTCGCGAGGGGGACAGTCGCGACAGTTAGGGCGATGACTCCGGCGGTCAACCCGGCGAGGACCGGGATCGCGATCCGGGCCGCAGCGGTCGTTAGTGTCACCGCTTGATCGACCTTCGTCTCGATAAACTCTTGGTTCTCCCCGATTAGCTCTCGGAACCGCTGGGAGACCCCTTCGAGGGCTGGGGCGAGACCGATCGCGAACCGGCGACGGAGACCCGCGACGACTCCGGCGCTCCGGGCTAGTTCATCGTTCAGATCGGCGGCGGCTTCGGCGGCTTCACCGCTGATCGTGATCCCGAGGGCGGCGGCTTCCATCCGTAGGGCCTGAACCCCGGCGGCTCCATCCTTCAGGAGGAGGTTCATCGAGGTTCCGGACTCACCGAAGATCCTCTGAGCGAAGGCGGCCTTCTTCACCGGGTCTTCGAGCTTCGCGAACTTGTCGGCGATACGCTCGACGGCGACATCGAGTTCGACGAGAGACCCGTCGGCGGCTTGGAGGTTGACCCCCTTCAACGCCTCCTGTGCCTCTCCCGATCCTCGGCTGAAGGCCTCCATGTTCCGGGCGAGAGTCTTCAGGCCGATCGAGAGCTTCGAGGAGTCGATCCCCGCTTGTCCGGCGGCGAACTGGAGCTCGGTCATCGCTTCGACCGAGAGCCCGAGGGACTCCGCGAGCTTCCCCGCCTCGTCGACTTCCTCCGATGTCGCGACGACTAGCGCGGTGATCGCGGCGGCGGCGGCGGTCGAGGCGGCAATGAGAGCCAGCATCGTGTTTCTGGCCTTCGCGAGACCCTTCTCGAAGTCTTCGAGCTCCTTCTCGTCGGCTTCGACTCCGATCCGGAGCAGAAGATCGCGGATGATGTTCTTTTCAGCCATGTCTCCCCCTCCGTCTCTTCGCCTCTTCCTTCATCTTGCGCCGTTGCTCCGCGATGTCGTCGAGAACGAAGTGGGCCTCGACCAGTTCGACATAACTCCACCCCGACACCTCAGTGAGACTCGCCGGGATCGCGGGATCGAGAACGATCCTCCATAGCTCCCACCGTACCCCGGATCGGGTCAGTCGTTCGCGGGCTTCTCCTCTCGGTCGACCCAACTCTCGATCAGACTCTGGAGCGGGTCGCCGAAGTACCCAGAGCCACTCAGGAAACGGTTCCGAACCACGATCATCAGGGCGGCGAGCTTCAACTCGTCCCAGTTCCCGAGATAGGCCCGATCGAACGCGACGAGGGACGGATCACCCTTGACCTGTGGCGAGACGAGTCGAACCCCGTCCCGACTCACGCCGTCGAAGAGCTTCGGAAGCAACCCGGGCCACTCCGGATGTCCGAGAAGGCCCGAGATCGACTTCGCGATCTTCGAGGTGTCGATCTTGCCGCCATCCGAGACGCCTCGGAAGAGAAGACCCGCGACCGCCTCCGGCGTCATCGCCTCGGGGTCTCGACCGACGAGGGGGGCGAGAACTTCAAGGAGGCTGAGCCCTCCCGAGATCACGGCCTCGCCGAAGATCCGCTCGATTGTCGTCGCGACATCTGCTGAGGTTGACGGTCGAAGGTGAGCGCCTTCGTATTGATGAAGCTCGCCCGAACTGTCTCTGAGTTGGAAACGGTACACTGTGACCCCCTGCGGTCAGGTATCGGTGGAAGGTTCAGCCGAGGATCGTCGTCCCGAGGGTGACGACCGGCGACGGAAGGACGATCGAGTAACTTCGAGAACCCGGCGTCGAGGCGTAGGCGCTCTCAGGGTACCCAGCGAGGATCGCCGCCTCTTCCACGAAGGTGTCGCCGGTCGCTCGGTCGATGAGTTGAAAGGACATCAGAGGCATGATCCCCCCGACGACCGCGAAGGTCGTCCCGGGTCGTATGCCGAGGATCGTCAACTGGTTCTGGAGTAGGGTCGCAAGGTCGCGATGGCCCGGGGAGACGTGCGAGACGTTGATCGTCACGTCGAAGGCCTTCTCCAGTGTCGGATAGGCGATCGGATTGTCGATCCCTTCCGTGTCAACTTCGATCTGAGCGCCGCGAGGGTTGATCGTGATGCTGTCGGACTTCCGGAAGCCCCGGATCAGAACTCCGGAGATCGTCAGGTCGACGGCGGCTAGGCTGTAAGCATAGGTAAGCATGGGTCACTCCGTGAGGTCGATCGAGATGGAGACGGCGAGAGCCGGGATCGCGAGGTTATAGGTCGCCGCCATCGGGATCCGCTGAGCCGACTTGTCGGCGGTCGTGATGTCCGGAGCCGTGACGACGAAGCCCTCGGGGAAGTCATCGGAGCCGGTGAAGCGACCGATCGCGACTCCCCGCTGGCCGGTAGCCCGGAGGATAGCGCCGACCTGAGACTGGCCCGAAGGCGAGACAGGGACGAAGCGACCGGCGGCGGCTTCGTTCACGAGAAGGGCGGCGACTTCTCCTTCGATCCGTTGCTTCAGCCAGAACTCAGTCACGAGAGCGTCCATCCGGATCCCGGCGAGGCTCTTCCCGTTCGTGTAATTCGTCCCGAGGTTCCCGGTCCCTCCGGCGACATACTCTTCGAGGACCCCGATCCCGTTCGCGAGAGCGAAGTCGCGCTGAGCGCTCGTGATCGTGTACTGTGTGACCCCTCGAACCGGACCGAAGCCCGGAGCGGCGGAAGCGTTCGGATCATACGCGAGACGAGATCCGATCACCCCGGCGTCGGCTTGGACCGTGTCGGTCGAGTGATAGACTCCGAAGGTGTGCTCGTTCGACGTGATCGCGCTGAAGGAAGAGGGGGCGCCACTTGTCAGCCAGTCGGCGAGGGAACTCTGGAACATGAAGATCACGTCGCGAGCCTCAGCGAAGTTCGACGCGGCGACGATGTCGGCGGCGGTTCGGCTGTCAATGATCACCCCGTTATACTTCACCCCGGCGGCTTCAGCGGCGATCAAGGCGTCGTTGTATCCTTCGCCCCCGGAGACATCGACTCGAATGATCTCGACCTTGGACGGACGAGGCCGCTGAGCGAAGATCGCGACGATAGCGTCGAAGGTGTCTTGGTCGATCCGGGAGGCTGTCAACGCTGCCTGAGCGGCTGCGATAGTCTCGAAGCTCTCGGATCGAGCCGAGCCATCCAGAGCGACGTTCGACACGCGGGCGATCGTCCGGACAGTCGGAGCGGGTGGAAGGGCCGATCGTGAGATCGTGAGGGTCACATATTTATCGACGAGCGCCATCGGGGGATCTCCCTCAGTTCGCGGTTATGGTGAAGGTCCGAGTCGAGTCCCCGTCTGCGACGGTTGTATCGATCTCGGCGGACGTTGCTCTAACGCTAACACGTCCCGAGGTGGTTCGGCGGTATCCGACGCGAAGGTCGAGAGACACCGCCCGTTCGAGAGCCTGAGTCCCCGGGGCTCTCCGGGTGACGTCACTCGATCCGACGACCTCCAAGATCGCGATCGAAGACGCCGTCGAGAGGTTGTCCGACTCCGGTCCGACGATCGCGGCTTCGAGCGTCTCGGCGAGTTCGCGGGCTCGGGCGTCGGTCGTGATGAGGATCGACGCGGTCGCCGTTCGGCGCTGAGTCACCCGGTCGAGATACTGACCCGAGACGACCGCCGACTCGATCGACGGCTGATCCTCCCCGGAGTCGGACAGAAGAGAGACCCGGACGCGAGGCGCCGAGGGGACCGGTCCGGGGAAGCCGCCCCGATAGACGGTCAAGTTCGGGACAGTCGAGAGGACATCTCGAACCCACCCGACGAGACCGATCTCGATGTCGTCGCGCCCGATCACGGTGTCACCGGAGACAGGACGGAGAGCCACTCGGTCTCAGCGGCTCGAAGGATCACGACCTCACGACACGGGATCGGAGCGGTCGAGCGATAGTCCGTGACCGACTGAACGACGAAGAACTCGCCGTCAAGGACGATCAGATCGGGAGGGCTCTCGCTCATGTCCGGGTTGACGAGGGTCCCCGCCGGGATCGTCCCGGGGTGTCTCTTCGCCTTTGCGGTCCGGATGTCGGTCGAACGGTCGACGACGAGCTTCAGCCCGAAGGCGTTCCGATACCCTTCGGGAAGGATCTCCGTGTCTTCACCCGAGAGCGGGATCACCGTCGCGAGGATCTCGACGAAGGCGGCGGGGTCCGTCGTCTCGTCTGGGATAGTCCCCCACGAATATGTTCCATCCGTTCCCCACCCTCCCGGAGTGAGTCGAACCCGGCGGACTGTCTCGGGGAACATCATCTGGACACCCCTTCGACGCCGTTCGCGATCACCCGGTAGCGGATCGCCTGTCGGAGTTGTCCCGTATCGATCAATGGGTTGGCTGAGCCCTTCGCGGCGATCGTCGACTCCGCGTTCGGAGGGTCTCTCAGATCGGTGATGCTCTGCTGCACGAAGCCCTTCCCCAACTCTCCGACCCGGTCGAGGGCCTGATCGATCGAGAGGCCTCCGTCGACGACCTTCCCGAGATCGATCGTCAACCTTCGGATGAAGGCCTGCGTCTTATTGTCGAAGGCGGCCCGGAAGGCGGGACGCTCCGGGACTCCGAGCCCGAACTCGTTCCGCTGAGCCTTCTCGGCGACCGTGATCGCGTTCGCGGATCCGGCTCGGGACCCGCCCGCCGTCCGGACCTCCGAAGCCTTCGAGCCCTCGTCCCTCTGAACGCCGATCAGAACCTCGGCGGACATCGAGATCAGGGCGGCCCGAACTTCGGCGAGGCGGTCTTCGCGTTCGACGAGTTCGTTCGTCATCGGATCACCTCGGGGAACCCAAAGCCGATCTGAGTGAGGCCGATCACCCGGAGACCGAACTGCGTCTGAGCGAGGTCGCCGACGATGTTCATCAGGTCGCCCGAGAGACTCGGTCCGGAATAGGTGATCGACTGTGGTCCGGTGCTCTTCGCCGTGACAGGTCCGACGGCTCCGGTCCCGCTCGTTCCGGCTTGGTTCGCCCGGTCCGACATCGTCAAGACGTGGCAGGCATGGTTCGCGATGACTTCAGCCCAGCGGACCCCGAGGGCGCTCCGGCTATGCTGATCGGAGGCGAGCGAGATCGCCCCGGACAGACGGGAGTCCCCGACGAAGTTCGGGGCGATCACGGCGACGACTTCGTCGACCGTCATCTCAGCCGACCCGGATCAGTCCGCGAGCTTCGGCGGACTTGAACCCGTGATGAGTCCGAAGGGCGGCGACGCTCTCGGCGTTCAGTCGGATGTCGGCGGGGATCGGGGCGTCGTCCTTCATGCGATCGTCGGTCGGTCCGAGCGTGATCGACGCTTCGCCGCCGTCCGCCATCTTCAAGACGAACGACAGGATCTGTCCCGTCATGTTCTCGACGCGGATCGATCCGGAGGTGAACCCGACGACCGGGCCGGACTCGACGACCGGCTTCGACGATGGAGCCGCCGGGGCGATGAACTTCGGAGAGGTCTTCGACTGTGTCTTCGTTGGCATACGTCCCCCTGTGGACGAGGCGCCCCCGATCATCGAGGGCGCCGGGTGAGTTCAGATCAGGCGCTCGGAGGCGTCACCATCTCGACAGCTACGCCGACGGGATCGTTCGATACCATGCCGCCCGTTCGAGCGACGACGATCGTCTGGCGACGGATCGCGTCGGGTCGAGTTGTCGGGAGGACAGTCGGAGCCTGTGCGAGGATATGCTGGATCGACTGCTGATCGCGACGGTACGCGACGACAGCGTCGAGACCGTCCCCGTCAGGGTTCGCCATCCGAGGCGCGACGATGATCTGAGCCTTCGTGTTGATATACGGCGAGTCCTGAAGGAAGGCGTCGAGGATCGACATGTCCGTGCCTGTCGACCGCTTCGCTCCGGCGAGGAAGTGGAAGACGCGGGGAGACATGATCATCCGATCAGCGGTGATCGCTTGGTTCGACTGGTTCGCGGGACGGTTCGCGATCGCGTGAAGACGATCGAGGATGTCGTCGGCGGCGGCGGTGTCATTGAACGCGACGGAGCCGAAGGTGCGTCCGACGAACTTCGCGTCGAGAACGCCCCGGAGGCCGGTCGCAATGTCGCCCGTGAAGCTGATCTGGTCGAGGAGTTCGTCGAACCGTTGGAGCGCCTTCCGAAGATCGCGCTGTGCTCGGTTCGCTCGACCGGCGAAGGCGTTCGCGGCGTCGCTGAAGATGTCGCCCTCGATGGCGACGGCATAGGTCCGGATCGGGAAGTCTTGACGCTCGATCGAGGTCGTGACTCGCTCCACAGCCGATCCGCCCATGTAGGGGGCGGGCTTGCCGCGACCGAGTTCGCGCTCGAACTCGAACGTCTCGGCGCCGGCTGGCACGGAGGTGTTGATCGGGAAGGCCTCGGAGAACATAAGAGGCGGGCGAACCTCTTCGAGAACTTGCTCGAAGACATACTTCAGATCGCGGGCGGCGTTCAGGTTCGAGTCGCGTCGAGCGAACTCGCGAGCCTGATCGGCGTGCATCTTCCACGCGGCATCATGGCGGGCGCCGGGGAAGCGAGTCCGAGACTCAGCGAGGGTGTCGAGGATCTCCGCTTCCGAGAGACCGACCGGGAGAGCCCCGGTCAGCCCGATCGAGCGGGTGAGGTCGATGATGGACATGGTTCAGGCTCCGTTTAGAGATTGACAGCGAGAAGGGCGATCGCCGCGTCGTTCGATGACTTGCGGACGAACTTCAGGGCGGACAGTGGGACGGGGAAGCGGTTCGCGCCGTCGGCTTCGACATACACCTTCCCTTCGTTCCCGGAGTCGATCGCGACGTACAGGACCTGAGCATCGTAGATCGAAGTGGTCTGAGTGGTATCCCACGCGACCCACATCTCGCCCTTCTTCAGGTATTGCACCTGCTGATCCTTGGCGTACTTCTCGCCCTCCGTGAAGTCGACACGCTCGGACAGTCCGAGGAGGATGTCGCCCCATCCCTTCTGGGTCGAGGACGTCTTCGAGACGGCTCCGGTCGTCTCGCTTCCGAGGCCGATCGTCATGTCGAACGCGAGACCGGCGATCTCGCTATCGACCTTCAGATCGTCGGATGAGTTCGACGCGAGGACGCGGTTTGCGGGCATCAGATCGTTGATCTTCGTGACGATCGCGTCGACCGTCGTCGTGAGGTTCGTTGCCATCGTATGCTGGAGGGAGTAGCTCTCGCCGAGGGCGGGGAGGCTGATCGAGATGAAGCACACAGCGCCGGACTCATAGGTGAAGTCGAAGAGATCCGAGGAGAGCGGGACGCCTCCGGACTTCGCGAGACCGACACCGGGACCGAACTCGGCGATCGAGGCTGGGTCAGCGGCGGCGAAGACGAGGGCGCGACCGAAGGGGATCTCGCTCGTCGTAGCGGCGGCTGTGGTGGTTGCGACGGTCACGGTCGCGGGAGCGTTCGCGAACGAGAACGCCTCACCCTTCTGTCGACCGGTAGCGGTCACGACAGCGGCGGCTGAGGTGAAGGTCGCGAAGGAACCGGCGACGCCGTCAGCCTTCAGGGCTGCGAGGAGGGCGGACGCGCTCGCGGTATCGGAGGCGCCTTCGGTCCAGTTCACTGTCGAGAGGACCGCGCCTGAGTCGGGATCGGTGATCTCGATCGTGCGGGCCGTTCCGTTCACGGAGGAAGCGACGGTGAGGGTTGACACCTGAGCGACCGCTCCGGCGATGTTCACGCCTGAACCGTGATCGGTCAGGTGGTTAACGCTGGCGACGTCGCCGATCTGACCCTCGGGAGAGGCGATCGAGACGGAACCGGCTCGGGTTGCGAAAGACATTGTGGACTCCTGTCAGATCTTGGAGGTGTAGCGGTCAGTGATCGGGGTGGAGGTCTTGACGACCTCGGAGGGAACCGAGTCGACTCGAAGACGGTCGATCGCGGAAGGCTTAGAAGCCCGAGCGGCGGCGGCGGCGGTCTTGATCACCGCGTCGATCGCCTTCGGATCTTCGAGTTCGAGTTCGGAGTCGATCCGGGCGAGGATAGCGCCCCGGATGTCGGAAGTCGTTCCGCTCTCAGGCAGGTCGACATCGAGATCGGCGGCGTACTGACGAAGGGCGTCGAGGCGAGCGACGGCGGCGAGGAACTCTTCGGAGTCGCCTCGATCCATCTTCTCCTTCTCCTCTTCCATGTCGCCGTACTTCTCGATCATGGCGTCCAGCTTCTCTTTCATGTCGTCGCGCTCTTTCATCATGGCGTCCAGCTTCTTCTTCAGGTCGTCCATGTCGTCGCGAGCGGCTTCGGCTTCGGCTTCGGCGGCGTCGAGTCGGGTCGTCATGTTCGGCGCCGCTTCCGTCTCACGGATGGCGGCGATCAGCTTCAGGACTTCGTCGAGGTTCATGTCGTGATCTCCGTCTATTCGGGCAACGGCTCGCCGTCCCCCTCGGGCTCTAGTAGTAACAGCCAGCGCTGAGTAGCGTCGGCCTCTTTGAATCTTTACCCCATCCGGGGAACTGTCGAGGCGTTCGATCGTATACTCGGGCGACACCTCTCGGATCCGAAGGTCTCGGACGACCTGAAGACCGCGAGCTGTGTCGATGACGAGAGGAACGATCAGGCCTTCGCCATCGAATCGAATATCTTCCCCGGTCGTCCCGATCCGGATCCGGTTGACGTTCTCGGGGCTGATCTCCGGGTGATCGTGTTCCCAGACGACGGGCCGGAGCTTCATCGACTCGATCGCCTTCGGGTCGGAGAGGGTCTCGGCGTCGACCCGCTCGATCCCGTGGGAATATCGCATATCCCCAAGGACGGCGACGCGAGCCCATACGATCATCGAGCCGTCCTCCCGCTTGATCGGGGCGGGGAGACCGTCGGTCTCGGCGGTCGTTCGGTCTCGGCGGTCGAAGGTCAAGGGGTGCTCTCCGTGGAGTCGTTTGATCAGGGTTACGCCTCGCACGGAGGCCCCACCGATCGCTACCACGATCCGAGACAGGCGTCGACGCTATTCGTCGTCATCGAAGACCGGGATCGCTACGCAGCGGCATTGATAGTCCCCGCCCGGATGCTCTCGCCGTCCGGTTCGCTCGTCGACTACCGGGGGATCTGACCACTCGAAGATCTTCCGATCCAGCTCGGAGTGTCGCTCTCGAACCCGGGCGTCTCTTGCGGTCACCCATCGGTACCTCATGATCCCGGATCGCTGCTGGGTGGCTTGACTCACCTGCGAGTTGAACTTCGCCACCTGATCCCGAGCGATGAGGCGGGCGCGGGCCTCGGCGACCCCGAGCGAGTCCTCGACGATGACCGCGAGATCCTTCGGATCGATCCCGGTCTGGACCGACTTCAAGACGACCCGGTTCATCCGGTCGATCTCGACTTGGGACAGCTTCGTGATAAGATCGACGTTCTCACCGATGAAGGCCTCGATCTCGGGCTCTCCGATGATGTCCGAGACGGCGATCTGTGGGATAGCGGGACCGAGGATCTCGCCGAGGGCCTCCCGGTTCCGAGCGACCCCGAAGGTCCCGAGCCCCATCGCGAACCGGGCGAGGCGTGCCCTCACCTTCTCGTCGTTCAGAACATCCCGGGCGAAGTCGACGGCGCTCAGGGCGAGCGTCGTCCGGATGAACTCTTGGATCGCCGCCGAGAGTTCGGGCGTCGGCTCGGCGGCGTCGGCTCGCTCGACCTTCCGTTCGGTTCGGACGGCTTCCCGATATGCTCCCCGATAGCGCCGGAGGGAGTCTCGGAGGTGTTCGCGGATCCGGCGGTGAACCTTCCGGACGATCGCGAGAGTGAACCTCTCGAAGCTCTTCTCGATCCGCCACGGGTAGCCCCGGCGGGCGATCTGTCGGAAGTTCCGGGGCGTCTTCATTCCTTCGGCCTCTTCGGGTGACCCTTCGGAAGCAGGTCGAAGTCCGAGATATACTTCGCGTTCTCGGGTCGACCGTTCCGGACGAGATACAGGAATGAGTTCACCCGGGCGAGCGCCCACTGGTTCCGGGTCATCCCGGGGCGGTGACTCACGGAGAAGGCTCCGGCGCCTCGCCTGAAGACCGCCTTCAGCTTCCCGAGATCGACCCTCTTCGACTCGGCGGATCCGTGTTCTTCGTTATGCTCCTCAACCTTCCGGCGCAGGGCCTCTTCGGTCGCTTCGGAGATAGCGATCCCGCCTCGGGCGCCGCTCGCCGATCCCTCGGGGTTCGACTTCGAGCCCTTGATCCGATCGCGGGGAGGCGCCGGGGCGTCGGCGTCTTCTCGTTCGAGCTTCGCGAGGATCCCTTCGACCCACGTCCGACCGGCGTCACCGCCCCAGCCGTTCCACGCTTGCCATCCCTTCCCCTTCGACTTCCACGTCGATCCGTCCTTGTCGACTTCATGTCTCGCGAAGTACGAAGCCATCCGGCGGACAGTCTCGACCGATACGGGTCGACCGTTCGCGAGGTCGCGGGCGCGGGCGAGTCCGGTCGGGGTCATCCCCCGCTGGCTCGGCGGCTTCTCCGATCTCACTTGAAGGGACCTCCGAGCCGCAGCCCTGACGGCGGCGGGTGGGGTGTAGCTCTCAGCGTCATCGCGAAGGGCCTCGACGAGATCGGGATCGAGTTCATCCTCGTCTCGCTCGTCGAGTTGGATCGAGGAGTCCGCCGACCCGAACCGGGAGCGCCTCACCTCTTCGGCGTCGAGGACTCCGGTCGCGATATAGGTTTGATCGGTCTGTGCTCTCTGGAGATCTGTCGCGGCTTGTTCCGACTCGGTCGGACTGTTCAGAGGCTCGAAGACGACCTCGAAGGCGCCCCGGTAACCCTTCGCCGCGAGCGTGATCGCGTATAGCTTGACGAGAGCGGGACGGATGATCAAGGTCTGGTGAGCCCTCGCGACCCGGTCCCTCATCTGGGCTGCGTTCTCGTCGTTCGTCCCGAGTCCCCCCGGCTGATCTCCGAAGAGTTCGCGCTGTGAGATCCCCTCAACGGACGAGACCGATCGGCGGGCGGTCTGGTGAACCTCGTCGTACCCCGAGCCCGAAGCCCCGAGCCGCTGAAGCTCGTCCTCAGATCCCATGACGAGGACCCCGAGAGTCGAGACCGCCTGAGCCATCGCCCGGATCCTCTTCGAGAGACTCGCGGCATCGGATCCTTGCTTCGTTGCTCTCCGAACCCCGAGGCCCGCCATCCGATAGCTGAGCAGCTCCCACCGGGACCCGATGATCGCCGCCGACCGGTTCAGGCTCTCGACATCCGCGACCGGCGTCCGGTATAGCTCCAACATCGATCCGTTCCGGTGATCGTTGTCGATCCGCTCTCGGAGGGAGACAGGGACGCCCGGGATCCGGACGACCCTCGACCGATGAACTCGGAACGTCGCCCCGAGGCCTCCGAGCATCTTCGACGAGAGGACCTCAGTCGCGAGGCTGATCTGCCAGATCGCCGTGTCCCGATACGCCTCCGATCGAGGGTCCGGGTCGGCGGCGAGGTGTCGACACTCCTCAGCGTCGAGGACGTGAACCGCCTCGATCCGTGTCACCCGGTCAAGGTCGAGAGGCGCCGCGAAGGGGTCGGCGTCGTTCGGGTCGGCGTCATCCGTCACGACGAACACGAAGGCGTCGCCGTCCATCCGGGCTAGTCGGTCGGCGGCTCTGATCTTCGCGATGAGGTCGTGGGCCTCGTCGGAGTCCGCGCAGGCATCCCGGGCGACCGCCGGATCCATCTCGTCTTCATCGAGGACGACTCTCCACCCTCGGACAGTCGCGAGATCGGGGATCAACTCGACGCATCTCCGGAGGAGTCCGCTCGACCTCATGATCTGACGACGCTCCTCGAAGGACAGCGGCGCAAGGTACTGAGGGCGAGCCCCGAGGGACGTGTCGACGTTCGGGATCCCGAGACCGGTCGACGAGTTCCCGAAGCTATCGGCGCGGAAGGTGTCGATCAGG